AGAACAGGCTGCAATCTGCCCCAAGCGAATATCTTTCGCCATTCCTACGTCGTTCGGGTCCGCACGGCGAACTTCCGAGAACTTAGGAAGGAATCCCATAAATGCGCTAGTCGCTGTACCGATAGAAATACTCGCAGGTCCCAGCGCGTCAGGATTTGCCATTGGTTCCCACCTTCTTTACCGCCCCGACAGCAGCGTTACCGATTGCCTTTGTCTTAGCCATTCCCAGGAATGTGATACTCAGAAGCGCCGCACCGAGTAGAACCATTCCAACACGCATCCACGTAATCGGGTCCGAGAGTGTTTCGAATGCCTTGATTACCGCACCGGGAACATCGGTCAATCCTGCTTGCGTGGCATCGGTCGACGCGGGAATAACAGTGGAAGACCCATTAAGGTAAGGCATAGGGTCCACGGCTTTACCTGAAACCCGTACTTCGAAATGCAGATGTGGACCGGTGCTCTGCCCGGTAGACCCAATGAATCCGATAACGGTTCCAGCCGATACGACCTGTCCTTTACGAGCCTTGATTACGCTCATGTGGTGATAGGAAGTCGTCAGCGTGGAATTAGCCGCAATCTCTACCGTGTTCCCGTACGCACCCATATAACCGGCGGCAGTAACGGTGCCATCGTGTGCGGCATAGATAGGAGATCCCGTCATGCATCCCAAATCGACGCCGGTATGCCGACCGCTCACATATCGGGGACTCGGGTTACCGAAACCCTGCGTAATGGTCTTGCACGTGGCGGGCCATTTCATCATTACTGCCATTAGGTCACCTCCTTACACGGACGCGATACCGGGGTACGTTGCGGGAACCGTAGGACCATTTCCGTCGGGCAATCCCTGGTCACCGGGGTAACGCTGTCCGGGATCGGGATTATCCTCATTCGGCCCTAGATTGTCTTCCCAGTCATCGGAAGGACTCTCCAGTTTCTTGGGTTTCTTTCCGCCGAGTCCGTAACGAATTACGTCCCTCGGATCGAATCCCTTGATACCGGAATACAGGAGAATGATCCCGGATCCCAGCATCACCACGTTTACGAGACTGACTTTCACTTTGAATACCCCAGTTTCTTACTGATGGGGATTACGTACGTGAGCAATGCGCCAACAAGAATAAGCGTGGCGAATTGCGATGCCAGCTTTTCATTACTCTGACTCATCGCCGCCAGAAATACCGCGAGAACCATTCCACCGACAACCAACTTGATTGACGGCCCCTCGTCCTCTTTCGCCCATTGCCCCGCGAATACAACAACCCCGGTAGCGACTACCGCCGATGTGGTGTCCATTAGACCGCCTTTGCAGCAGCTTTAAGACCACGCGTTTGCGGGAGTACATCCGTCGCAGTCTTTACCAACGCTTTCGCCTTATCGGCCTGCCCGCTCAGCGCGTACAACGCGAACAACAGAAGCAAACCGCCCGCAAGAATCATTCCCGCCCGAAGCCATGTAATCGGATCGGTAATGAATTCGAAGAATGCCGTTACCTCACTGATTCCGAGGAATCCAGCCTGGACAACGCTGCCGCTTCCACTCGTTCCGCCGCTCGGATTACCGCCCGACGAATCAGGAGCGTTTGCAGCTTTACGGGCGCGCGACATATAAGCCAGGTACTTACCGTCGAGATACGTGGACCACGGAGTGAAATTCTTCCCTTGGCTTGATATCGCATATGCAGCCTTAGCATTAGTGGCGACGTTGAACAGGTCTTCATTACGGGAAAGACCGAACTGTTTCCGCCTAGCCGGTCCTAGACTTCCGTACATGTTGATTTGCCAGGGACCGTAAGAGTTGTCCGGCGGATTAGGGTTGTGCGCGGTCGCAGTCGGGTGCCCTCGCGTTTCTGCCAGCGCCACGGCTACGGCCAGAACGAGACCGTTCCCGCTAAACCCCGCACCCTTTGCATATCCGGCGAGTTGTGCGTCAGTGAGTGCACCCGACTGCGTATTAGGCATGGTCAGTTACCGCCTATGAATCCGCGCATGTTCGGAGGCATCATCGCCCGGACCATCGGGTTATTGAGCGCTCCCGCAAGTCCTTCGATAAACGCGTGAATATCCGCGACCTGAGACCGGAGAGTGTCGAATTCCGCTCGGGTGATCGGTTCGTCCTTACCCATAGCCTTAGCCAGCGATCCCGCGAACGGTTCGCCGACACTCTCTACACGTCGTTCTTCCGCCATTGCCTCGGTTCCTTTCCGTTTACTTAGGTACCCAAATTCGCGTTCCAGCGAATATCAGGTTAGGCCCGCGCGCTCGCATTATCGCTGCGGTCGCGGGAGGCCGGTATTTGAGATTGAAGTTCCAGACCGTTCGCCAGTCCTTGCCATACCGCTTAGCAATACCTGAAATCGTGTCCCCGCGCTTTGCCACCACTTCGATATACGGAGGGATCCGCGTGGAAGGGGGCTTAGGCGTAGGCGGTCGCACGACAGGCGGTTTAGGAGTCGGGTTAATCGGTCCGGGGATATTCGTGGGCGGTGCGACGTTTACCGGGTAAGGCGGTGAACCGAACTTAGTGAGCGCGAGCGACCAGAGCGACCATTCCTGAATACTCATCTTTGTGCCGTTGATGTCAACGCCACCATTCAGAGCCTTAGTAATGGCACTGCTGGCAATGCCAGGCGAATACCCCTGGGCGATAAGCCAGTTAATAGCGGCCTGTCCCCACGCCTCATTACTTTCGTACTTTACGGAATCACCGTCAGTCGGTGCCGTACTCGGCGGCGGTACCGCAATCCAGGAACCGCCTTCCCCGACACCTTCCGGAGAACCGGTATCTTCCACGATTTCCGGTTCCACGGAAGTACCGTTATTCCGGTTCCAATACGCGATTGCCAGTCCGCCACCGACTACCGCAACCCATGCGCCGAGCGGGAGCGGTCCGATCTGCTTTCCGAAATCAATTCCAGCCATAGCGCATCACAGCCTGAAAGAACGGGAATTGATATCGGTCGGAATCTCTACCGCTTGCACTCGTCCCTGATATGCGGTTCCCATTGTGTCCGGGTCGGGAACGTCGTAAAGGTCGGCATCCCACGGGGTCGGGTCTACGCGATAGGTATTACGGTGCTGCGACCAGGGACGCATACCGAGAATGTCATACTCTCTACGGTGGTCCGCCATAGAGAAATGCATACCGTTGAGAGCACGGGCACCGTTACCCTTACTGCCCTGATCAAACGGACGGGTAAACGAATACCGGTGCGGACTCAGCTTTTCCGTAATACGGGTTTCAGCAGGCGGATTCCATCGGGGATCCGCAGCACGCTTAAGAGAATCCTTAAGGATCTCGATACCGTCAGCGTCTACCGTTTCAACGGAATGCCGCTGTGCGTCGTCAGCGTCCAGCGGTGCGTAATACGTTTGCGGTGCGTCCGCAGCTTCCGGCCGGACAGTCCTTACCGGGAAGCTCTGGAGACGCATAGGGTCCGGAGTGCTTCCGACCGCAATTCGCGGGGAAGCACTCCAGCCGAATTCGTCGTTATACGGCGCATCCGTCGACGGACCCGGCGCGGCGAAAGCGTTATTCGGCGTTCCGTAATCCGCTGCATTCCCGTACTGCCCACCGGCATTGTCGGCAGTGAACGGGTTAGGCGGTGCTCCACCAGCCATGATCCGTCACCCCCTTACTTTCCGAGTGCAGCGCGAATAGAACCGGCGAACGCGTCACCCATACTCTTGATTACCTGTGCGGAAGTCGGGCGCGAAACGATTGTGGTGACCAGAGCAACCGTGACAATCGCTCCGAGGACGTTGAATACCTTATCGCCCATCAGAACCCTCCTCCTTTCCCTGATTATCTTTGATCTCCAGCGGGACCCCGTTTTCCTTTGCGAGCTTGTCCAGCGCTTCCCGCAAAAGCCTTTCGAAAGTCCCGTTACGGAGATCCTTGTTCAGTTGCTCTGTCTGTTCCTTCGCTTCCTGCGTGTCCGCGTTGTTCAGAAGCTGAGACACTGCCAGTCCCAGCATTCCGAGAACCGTCACGACAGAAGCGCCGTCCGGGTCTCCCTTAAGGAACTGAGTCCCGAGGACCAGTGCCACCGCGAGAGACCCGAACACAGCCGCAATAGCGACCGGCATACGCCCCTTCATTACGCCGCCTTAGTAGCCTTGGGCTTGTTCAGCATTCCCATAACCCAGGGAAGAACGAACCACACCAGAAGTGCGCCGACGATAAGGGACTTGAGATCCAGACCGAAAGGCATTACCCGACTCCTTTACTTGACGCCGACGGACACGCCGCCGACGGACACGCCCCGGAATCCGCGATTAACGAGAATCAGGAAAGCCAGAGCACCGATGACAATTGCGGCAGCAGCCTGCGGGGTATCAAGCATTCGAGACTTGATTTCCCCGTTCTCATACGCCACGGGAATTCACCTCGCCTTTAGATAAACACGTTGCCTGCAATGGCAACGTCGTTCGTCAGAACCTTCAGAGTTCCGGCAGAGCTTGCCTGGAACTGGAGTTCCAGACGAGTAGATCCGAGAGTCGGAAGCCAGAGATCCCGGTTCTCGTGTCCGTACGTCCCGTCGAATTCGTGCATAAAGTCGTATACGCGAACGCCGTTTTCCAGACCGGAAGCACTGTCAGCGGCGGGAGTAGTGGAACCGAGTGCACCGCCATAACCGGAGCGGTTATACATCGTCTCTCGCCAGTTGTTCGGCTCGATAATGTCGAGCGGGCGAGTGTCGAGATACAGGTAAACGGGGTCGGCGTTGTTCCAGATCGTTTCGCCCGCCGCGCGAGTCGGAGTCGCATTCCGCATAACGAAAATGAGGTTGCGGATGTAGTTACCGACGCGCGTAAGGCGAATGGTGTTGTTACCGGAGTTCACGTTGTACGTCTGCGAAGACCAGAACTGAGTAGTGTTCATTGCAGGCGGCGTAATCTGATTCGTCTGTCCCTGAGACGAAATCTCCGGCTGGTCCCACGCTTCCAGTCCCACGCGAACGCGAACCGTGGGAAGCGTGGTCGGCAGAGTTCCGGTGGCGATATCCGCGACCTTTGCCAGAGTCATGCGGAGCTTGAAAGTCGCCGCAGCATTCTGGTTAGGCAGTGCGCCGAGACCGTCACGGCCGTTCAGCTCCACCGGAATTCGGAGGAGATACGAGAACCCCGCGAACGACGCTGCGGCATTCGCGTAAACGGGAGACGACTTAGGGTCGGCCCCGACGACGTGGTTATAACCGCCGAACTTGTTAGCGAGGTACAGGTCATAAGCGTTATCGAACTGAGCGATAACCGCGCCGTTCGGTTCCGTCAGATAGATATTCTTGAGCGCTGCGAAAATGCCCTCTTCCGTGAGCGTCGCAGCGGGAGTGCCACCGGTACCGCCAGAAGCGGTGACCAGAATGGTGATGTAGCGGACGTACCCGTATGCGGGAATGTCCATAACGCCGAGATCCTGGTCAGACGTAGTCAGAATGCGCTGTACGTCATTACCGGTCGGCTCACGGTGCTTTGCGGATGCGCGAATAAACGGAACAGTCGGCATGACCTTCTGTTCCTTCTTACCGCCACGGTCCTGGACAGTTCCGCCGGGGCTCTGAGTCGCCGCAGTAGGCATGTTCTTTATCCCTTTCCCTTACAGTGCTACAGCCATTGCGTCCCCGAACGGGGAACCCTTTTCCGCGAGCTTGGCCGCAGCCATGCGCCACAGGAACGTGAAAATAAGCACCATCGCACCGATGATCAGTACGTTAAGTGCAGAGGGTGTGACCATTTCCGAAACCTCCTTTTAGGTCACGAGAGGCGGACGTGTCCGGCACATCTCGCCTGTACGGGTGTTGATATACAGGAGCTGGAATTTCTCCAGGTCCGACACAACCGACCGAATCAAATCGGCCGACCGGAAGGAAATTCCGGAAAGTCTTTGAAGGTTGCGTTCGTCGTTGTCCCGTAGAAAGAAAAGGTGCGTCGACTGGTCGTATACCTCTAGCGGCACCCATGCCGGACGCTGCGTTGCCATCAAGAGAGAAATCCCCAGCGCGCGAGCTTGCAAGAGATAGGTTTTTATCTCTCGCGTGAGTCCGAGAATGTTGTTCACGAACCACAGCTCATCTATCGCTACAGTCCAGCCACCTTCACGATAGATTCTCGCGAGCGCGTCCCGGAATACGTCGCGTTGGATTGTCTCCGACTCAAGCGACATAGCATCGGGCCAGAGAACGCGCCGGGGAAACTTGTGCGGGTCAAGCGAGTGCCAGCGACGCATTACGTGATAGTCCCCGTCGTGAACGAGTCTGATCATCGATGCGTCTTTAGGCTTTGTCGCAAAGACCACAACGTAAGGGTGGAGCGGAAGCAATTGCGTAAGTGTGTTTGTCTTCCCCTGCCCGGTCGGACCGATAAGCGCAGTGTGTTCGCCCTGCTGCCAATCGAATACGTCCGTAAGGAATTCATCCCACGGGATACGCGGAGCCTCATTAGACAAACGAGCCATCCGCACCGATTCCGCCAATGCGTGATTGCCCGTGGACTTACCAAACCCACGGAACATCTCACGACGCGAAATCGGAAGGCTCATTAGTCCTCGTCACCTTCCGCCTTGGGCTTAAAGCCATTGGCCATCATCTCGGCGAATTCGCCGACCATCTTTTCCTGTTGCTTCTTAAGCGCAGGAACGTGATGCATCGCTATAGCCATGACGATGGGAGCGTGAGCCATAAGCACAGCGCCCCATGCGCTAGTAGTGCACAGCCCGATAAGGAAATTGCGAATAGCGGTATTGGTCTTAGCAAGCTCGTCCAGAGCTTCCGCGCACTTGTCCGCGTTCTCGATAATCGTCCGTCCGCAGCTCGGATCGAACGGCATTACCGACATGCCAATACCGACATACAACTGAGTGAGCGGCCCGCGCAGACCGCCCCTCGGCATAGGCTTTACGGTCTTGGGCTTAGACGCACGTCGTTCCCGCGCACTCCCGTTAGCGTCCTTACCGCCCTTGCCTTTAGGCGTACGCTCCCACCACTTAGGCTTTGTGCCTCGCACGTCCGGCGGGGTGAATTCACCGAGTACATCCGTGTTCTCGGCAACAAGGTTCTTTACGAAATCCTCAGAGTCCGAGTCGAAACCGTCCGGGTCTATACCGTCACTCATCGCCCGAACCACCATTCCGCGAACGTCTTACGGCCAGGCTCGGAACTCTTGGACTCTGTACGCGCCTGAGAACCGCCCTGTGCGCCCGCGTGAGCCCCGTTCCCTGCCCCGCTGGACTCCTGGCCCGCAGCGCGCGTGCGGGGCTGCTGGGGAGGCGTAGCGGCCTCCTTGACCGCCCGCGCTACAGACTCCGGGAGTGCCTGAATAGCAGTGAACAGTTCACCGAGATTCGGCCCCGAATTTCCGCCGCTGGAATGCCCCGCGCCCCCGCTGTCCCGCTGGCCCGAATGAGAACCGCTTTCCGTGTTGGAATTACCCGAATTCTGGTTACCCTGCGTGTTGGACTGATTACTCTGCGTAGTGGCACCGCCGGCCGTTCCGTCACTCTGCGTAACCGAACCGCCCTCGGGGTTACCCTCTGTGCTGTTCGCTTCCGGCATAATCGATCATGCTCCCGTGGCTGGATAAGGCTCTGACCTGGGCGTATCCTGGTGTCCTCACCGAAACGCATGTTACGGAGAGTGACTACCGAGAGTCACCCGGAGTGAAGCTAAGACCAGGGTCTCACGGGGTCGGCAGGGCCGTTCGAAATCGCCAACGCGTAAAAGGGCTCGGGGAAACCCAACCCCTAAACCCACAGAGAAAAGGAAACGCAGAAATGGCAGAAGCCAAGAACACCGCCGGTAAGGACCTCGCTAAGAAGGGTCCGTCTTCCGACCAGCTCGCGGAGCTGTCGTCGTTCGATGACGCTCTCAAGCTCGCGCGGGAGCTGTACGGAGACGCGGCGGTCGTCGCGGCTGCCGACGTAATCGGCGACGGTTTCAAGCTGCTGGACAACAAGGATCAGCTTATCGAGGTTCCGTTCCTCGCCATTTCCTGGGACTTCCACCAGGGAACCCACGGGGAATTCGTCTCGGTAAAGGTCATGACCAAGGACGGGCAGAAGTTCGTTCTCAACGACGGTTCCACTGGCATCCGTGACCAGCTCATGAGCTACACGGCCAACTCGGGGAACTACGGCGGACTGTTTTGCATGAAGGGTCTCCGCCGCAGCGATTACACGTACAAGGACGAAAAGGGGAACGAGTCGCAGGCTTCGACTTACTACCTGGACACGTCCGCCTGACAGTTCAGCGGTTCTCGTAAGAACGGCCCCGGTTCCGAATGCGGGACCGGGGCCGTTCCCGTTCACCGAGGCATTAACGGTGAGGGGTCGCTGACATGGCGGGAATGAATGAGTGGACGAGTCTTACGGAATTCGAGCTGTTTACGGATTTCGCGGGACACGACTCTCAAATGCTCAATGACCCTTGGGTGCAGAACCTGTACGACGTAGCACTGTTCAATTACGACATTTCCAAAGATGATCGCGCGGCAGTCATGCATAAGCTGCGGGATTATTTGATGGACGAATACGGTGTCGATTTTGACGATGCATTCGACTGGGAAGGATTCAGAGCCTCGTATGACCAGGCTTGAAATCGCAGGTTATAAAGGCGGAATGGTTATCGACGTTTCCAGCGTTGAGACCGTACAGCTTCCGCCGCAAATGACCCGCGAGGAACGTGATACGCCGCTGGAAAAGCGGCGGATCATTGCTTGGGACGGCGAGGGTATGAAGCTTTCCGGGAACGATGCTCCGCAGCATTACGTCTTGTTCGGGTGTTCCGCCGAACCGGCCTTTGCGCTGGTCGGTCGGAACCTCCGGACAATGCAGATCCTTGAATACATCATCTCGGTGGGAGAGCGTTACCCCAATGCCGTACACGTCGGATACGGATTCCGTTACGACGCGAACATGATTATCAAGGGTCTGCCGGACAAGCATCTAAGGGTACTCAAACACAGAGGAGAGGTGAGCTTTAAACTTGGCCATATTCGGTGGCGTATCCACGTCATCCCCGGAAAGTCTTTCCGGGTTACCAAGCGTTGGGCGAACGGAAAGAAGAACACGGGTAAGCGGAGTGGTGACGGCTATGTCTCGGTAAAGATCGATGATATGGCGTCTTTCTTCGCTTGCCCGTTTCTCGACGCGTGCGAATCCATCCTGGGGGACGTTCTCTCGGATGAGGACAGGGAAGTAATCGCACACGGTAAGGCAGCACGTAAAGACAATCTCTGGGAGGATCTGACGGAAGTTCAGCGGTATTGGAACGCTGAAATCCGTCTCATGCAACAGACCGCCGAACGGTTCCGGGACGTTATGTATAAGGCGGGAATCAAGCTCACGGAATGGTACGGACCCGGCGCCATTGCAACATTTCTCATTAAGAAGCACGGTCTGCGGAATCACTTGCAGAACACGCCGGTAATCAAGGAAGTACATGAAGCCTCGAAAGTCGCGTATGCAGGCGGACGGTTTGAGCTTTTCCAGGTTGGTCGTATCGCCCGCCCGTGCTTCGGTTTGGATATCAATTCGGCGTATCCCGCTGCGCTTTCGCAGGCACCGAGCCTGGGACTGGATCACGGCGAATGGGTCCACGTACAGAACCCGACGGTAATCGAAGAATTCGGGGTCTACCGGATTACGTACGCGCATAGGGGTTCACCTAAGCCCATTGAATTTGCGCCTATGCCGTTGTTCTACCGGGATTACAAAGGCAGTATGTCATTCCCGCAATACGTGAACGGTTGGTACTGGTCGCCGGAAGCGCGGGCGGTACACAATATCGGGCAGGTAATGCCCGGAGCGGTAACCATTCATGAGGGTTGGGTATGGCGTAATGACGGGACCAAGCCTTTCGCCTTTCTCTCGGAGATGTTCGAAGAAAGACTAAGGATCGGAAAGAAGAACGTGCTTTCCATGCCGTACAAGCTCGGACCTAATTCCATGTACGGGAAATTGGCTCAGCGTGTGGGCTGGGATGAAAAGAACCGCCTTCCGCCGCGCTCGCACTGTCTCCCGCTGGCAGGCTGGATTACTTCCAGTTGCCGGGCGGCGCTCTATAACGTCATGCTGCAAATCCCGCGTCATCAGTTGATCGCTGTTGAGACTGACGGAATCTACACGACTAAAGACCCTTCCACGCTGAAGATAAACACTGGCGAAAGTCTCGGACAGTGGGGCGTGGAAGAGTACGACGAAATGCTGTACCTGCAAAACGGGGTCTATCACCGGAGGCAAGGTAATGAGTGGAAAGCACCGAAAGCGCGCGGGCTGGATATCGCATCTGTATCGCGTGAAGTGGTTTCGGAATATTTCCGTCGCTGTAATCCTGGCGACTTCCCGACGCTGACAGTTCAAATGCGGGAACGCTTTATCGGGTTGAATGCCGCTTACGTGCGTGCACAGGCTAAGCGTAATTCAACACTCGGTATTGGCGTTCAGGAATTCCTCGGACGCTGGGAAGCCGGGGAAAGGGAAATGCAGCCGGGCGGAAAGGGAAAGCGTGCACATCTCCCTAAAGTCTGCACGGAATGCAATATGGGTATGAGTGCGTGGGACACGCCGCACCCGTTGGCCATTCGCTCACGGTCAGTCGGCGAAATGTCAACCCCGCATCATCTGCCCTGGGAAGATGAACCGGTTCCCGTGGACATGGAAATGTACCGGGAACTAGACCTAGTAGAACAGGACATGATTACTAGTGACCAGTGAAGAACTCCAAAGCGCGCTGGATTTCCTCCGCGACGCAATCAACACTCTCACGGACCCTCGCGTAATGGCACGGCTGAAATACCTACAGGCGGAAGCTGACGGAACTATCCGTTGGGCAGAGCAATTCGCTCCGGTAGAGGGATACGAGAAAACCCCGGAGCGGGGAACCTGCCCAACGTGCGGGCGCACATACACGTTCGTCGGGGACCAGGGCGGTATCCGTCGGCACGGAAAGGGGAGGTGTTCTCTTGATACCCAAATGGCTGCGGAAATCGTTCCTGCGGTTCTGCTTATCTCACAACTCGGTGAGGTAGTCGAATCGGAGTACAACGATGGGCGAACACAATAGCCGAACACTGATCACGTACGACTGCGGGCATAACCAGTTCTACGGAAATCCGGCACCGAAACAGGGTGAAATGATTCTCTGCCTTCGGTGCCGGAAATACCGGAAAGTGATTACCGCTCCGAATGAGTGGCACCTTAAGTGCCGGGGCTGCATCTATTCCAGGAGGTTCGGACAGGCACAACTTAATTGCGAAATCGCCGCAGCCAAACACCGAATGAAGCACCCTGAACACATCGTGGATATCTGGAACGGAAACACTATTCGTAAATCGTTCGGACTCCACCGTAACCAAACCGTTATCGAACCGACACCGAACAGTGACCAGATACCGGGGTTCTGACTCCGCTGGTTAGGGTAAGTTCCTCTCAGAACAACAAGCGCACAGCGAACGGGACGGACTCGGCGGACTCTCCGCAGGATCCCGGAAGGGCCGGTAAGGCTCAGACGCACAGCGCAGGCACCATCGGCCCTCACGGGTCGCTACCGCATAGAGACTCGCGTACTAGTCGGGAGACTGGCACCTATCGACTCTGCGGCCCCGGTAGACCTGAGCGCGGGAGAGCGGCAATGCAAGGAAGCTGCGACGACACCCGAGACGCTGGAGTAGCCGGAAAACCTAACCCACAAGAACACCCTTGAAAGGTTCGCGTAATGGGAGAGACGGAATTCACTCCGCGCATAGTCGTCAGAGATGACGACGACGCGGAAATCCTTTTCGCCGCACTGGTCGGCTACATAGGTAGCCTTTCCACGCGGCTGGCAATGCTCGGAGCTGTCGACATGGCGCACATCAAAGCCATGCACCGGGCAACGGAACTCGCCGGAATTCTCGGAGAGGACCTGACCGCGTCCAACGTGCGCAAGTTGGCCGGGGAAATCCCCGACGACTTGAGCGGGTTGGACCCGGAAAACGGGGACTGAAAAGCCCCGGTAGCTGATAGAATCAAGCGAACCGCAGCACCAAACACCGAAGCACATTCACACAGAAGACAAGGGGAAAGACAATGGCGGAGTCCACGGGTTTCGAGTTCCTGAGCAACCTTCAGGCCGAGGAGACGACCCTTCCCGAGATCAAGCGGGCGGGCGGCGGAAACGGTCGGGAGCGGGCCGTTCAGGACAACCCGTTCGTGGGCTGGCTTTCCGAGACCTGGGACGCGGAGACGCTGACCAGCAAGGCCGGAAAGGCGGTCACCGTCAAGGCGTCGCAGGCCCGGAAGACGGAATACCTGATCCGGCAGGCGGCGCAGGATCTCGGTCTCGGCGTTCGCGTCGTCCACATGGTGGACGGTAAGGAGATCAAGGTTCGCAAGGGCGCGGGCGAGGAAAAGGCGGAGCTGGACACGCTGCACCCGAACAAGAACGTGAAGGTCATGTTCCAGGCGCAGAAGAAGCGCAAGTTCGCCAACCGCACCCGCCGCACTGCTCAGGCGGAAACCACCGAGTGATAAAGACTCGGATAGGGAAGCCCCGACCGGTTAGCCGGTCGGGGCTCCTTGCATTAAACGGGCGGTTACCCGAGAGATAAGGAGAGTGAGCGGGGATGGCTTTGCTTATCCGCTTTCGGTCCGCCCGATATAGGCAGCTCGCAGAAATCGCTGCCTCGCAAGGTTTCACCCTGGAAAAGCGCGGATCGCAGCACGCGGGGATTATCTGCCCGACGTGCGGAACGTGCATTGTCCTCAGCACCACGCAAAGGGATAACGCGGATTACAAGTACCGAAATCAGGTCGCGTATCTGCGTAGGCACGGACTCAACATGCCCGGAGAAACAGAAAGGAAATGCCTTGGAAGGCCGCACGGTAAATGACATTGTCGCCGACATGCTGGAAGAGAGCGGCGTATACGTCGTTATCGAGCCCGGATACGGCAGCAACTACGACGACGTAATCGGAGTAGCTGCAACGCTCACCGGTGCCATGCGCTTGGTTCTCGCAACCGAAACGCTGGAAATGCTCGTCCCGGAAAACGACCCGGAAGACCCGGAAGCGTGCAAGGCGATTCCGGTAATGGTCGACACGGTCGGCGCGGCGGACGCGTTCCGCTGGGTCGACGAAAACGCCATCGGTTACCGGCCCGGCGGTTTCAAGCTGGGGGAAGGCTTCATGCGAGCCTACTTCCAGGATGAGGCAACCAGGTACGTCGTACAGTGGCGACAGATGACGTTCTAAGCGCGTTACGGCGGTTCCCGGTATGTCGGGGGCCGCCGTTCGCGGAAAGGCGCTCACGTGGACGCACAGACACGCTCGCGGTTCTGCGGGGAAGTCCGCACGGAACCGGTCCGGTATGGACGATGGATAGTCCGCTACCGGTACGTAATCGTGAACGGATGCGGGAACTACTCCCGCCCGGAAGCGAAGCACTGCCAGACATGCGGGAGGGAATTCAAGTAATGGCGGAAAAGAAAGAGCGCGATGTAATCGAAGAAGCGAAAGCGGTTCTCAATCGAGACCCGGTCGCCAAAATGCTGGACGACATCGCTGGACACGTACTCAACGCGGCGGACCGCGTGGAAGCCATCTTCGGACCGATGACGGAAAAGGAATACGCGGCAGTCGTCGCGCTCCTGGCCGACCGGGCCGTAATGCAAATGGCCATGACGCGGGGTCGTCTCGCGGAGCACGACTGCACCGGGGACGACCCGGCGCGGTTCTGCCCCGACTGCAAAGCCGGGTACGACTCGGTGAGGGAAAGCAAGGAATGCCCCGTCGGGTGCACCTGCATCTTCTGCGTGCCTGGCGCGTAAGCGGTTAGGGAAAGCGGGAACCCGGTAATCGGGTTCCCGCCTTTCCGGGTGTGCAGACCTTCGAGGAATGGCAGCGACTTATGCGCGAATGGGAAGCGCTGCCAGACGTAAACCCGGAGCCGATTGATATCGGCGGAATCCGGAACGGAATGCGTTTCCGGGAAAACGGAAATGTATATCTCGCCCGCTCGCACGCAATGGAATTGGGCGGGTCGGTGTACATCACGGTACGAACCAATGATTGGCAAAGAAAAGAAATGAGGTGGCCGAAAGGGACGATAGTAGAACAGGTCGGGAAAGAAGTAATGCCGCCATTTCCGGAATGGAAATACGGTAAAGGCGATTGGCCGGACTGAAAGCGGGAAAGCGAATGAAGAAACCGTCACGCTGTGCGCATACGACAATTCTGATCTGTCGTGAATGCGAGGCCGAATGGCAAAGGATGGTGGACATTCACGAAAG